TAGACAGCCGCTCCCGCAGCTCCGCCACTGTCATCGAGAGCTTCGCTGCCAGGAAGTGGTCGAACTCCAGGCTCGGGTCCGCTTCCATTGCTTTTGTAGGCAGCCTTTTCCGCGCCGGGCGTCATGGCGGAAAGCTCGGCGATCTTCTCGTCCACCGGGTCCAGCTCGCCCGCGAGCGCCACCGCCGACCACGCCTTCACCTCGGAGACGGACATCTTCGGGTCGACCATCGCGATGGCGATGATGTGCGCGGTACGCTCCGAGATGTCTGCGATCTGGCCGGTCTTGAGTGCTTCCTTGCGGCTCAACGCGCGCACCCGCACGGTACCCACGCCCGGAATCTCGACGTCGTCCTCAGGCATACCGTGCTCGGTGCTCGGGTCACGCGGCTGGAGCAGTAGCGATTTGTCCATTGTGGATCCCCCCAACAGGTCGATCTCTTGTGTGACAACGGTTGTGTAGCGACTCAGCGCGGGTACAGCTTGTACGTAACCGTGGCGATAGAGCTGTGCGTGATGGTCACCTCTCCGTTGGCGTCAGCCATCTTCGGCGTGATCTCGAAGACCTTGCTCGCGCCGTTGGCCACGCTCGGCGCGAGCGCCGCAGCAGCCGCGCCGGATGGCGTCACGGACGCGTCGGAGATCGTCATATTGTCGACAACCCCGCCACCGTTATTGATCTCCAAGATGCAACCGCGCGAGCCGAGCACGGCTGCCGTGATCTTGTCGGACGCCGCAACCGCGGCACCCGCAGTCGCCACGCCTGCACGCGTCGGCGTGGTCGCGACCAGTGTTGCCATGCCCGCACTCCCTACTGTCTACTGTGTAGTGTCGGCGATGTCGTCCGACACGGTGAATTTGGCCGACCAGGCAATGTGATCAGCTACCGGGTTTGTCTCCACGTACTCGGCCACGAACGCGGAGAACGTCTCCAGCGGCTTGCCCACGCCAGTGCCCTCGGGCTTGCGGGTAACCGTTGTGATGGTCCCGACGAGCGGCCGGAGCGCGGCACGCGGGCCCGTCGATACGGTGTTGTCGTACTTGCCCGAGCAAGTGAACTCGCTCTTTTTCAGCGTGTCATCCCCGGACACGTGGGCAGCCTTGCCGTACCCGGTGACGTCGCTCTCGTCCGCGCCGCGGGTGAGCTGCGAAGTATCGCAGTACGGGCTGATGTCCTTCGCGTTCACGGTGATGACCGTGTGCCGACCATGCACGGTGCTCATGACGTCCCCTTGCCGCTAATGTCCAATGTGAACAGTGCACCCATGTACATGACCGTGGCGACACTCACCGGATCGAACTCGATCTTCCGTACGTGCAGCTCATCGAAAGCGGTATATGACCCGCTCTCCAGTACGGCCTTAATCGACTTCTCGCCGTCACCATCGCAGTACGCACCGAGCTGGTTCTGCGCAGCACGGTCCGACACCTTGCCCACCACGACGACAAACGGCAGCGTCATCCGGTCCAAACCACGGCCGTAGGTCTGGTCACACTCGATGGTGTCCGGGTAGTCCACCCACGCGCCAGGCGGCGTCAGCTTCGGCGGTGGGTACCGGAAAACGCGGAGTCCGGCGATGGTATCCGCGCGGTCGCCCACCTGGTCCATCACGTCGGCGAGGTTCATCAGCCTGCCCCCCACCAGCGCACGTAGTCAGCGAGGGTGACCCCGACGTCGGGGTCCAGCCGGGCCAGCAGCCGCACCTCCGAGCCCTGGTCGGGAGATCCAGCAACACCGCCGGGTGCATCGCGGCGCCACGCCAACCGGTTCGCCTGGAGCAGGGTGGCCTGCTTCACCGCGACAGGAAACGCCGGCCAACCCCACTTGTCGGTGGTGACTGTGACCTCGTTCTCCGTGCGCCCAGTAGGTTGGTTGGCCGACTCAGGCTTGACGATCAGCCGCTCGTACACCTTGCCGTCCAACAGCGCGTTGACCGGTTCCAGGTCGAACGCATCAATCGGACCCGCCGCGACGGCAACGGTCAACCCGGCGGCGTCGTACAGGTCATCGATCTCCACCACGCACCGACGACGACGGCGGTCCCAGCGAGCGGAGTAGCGACGCGCCTGCGAGGCGTCGACCTTCCCGAACTGACGGCTAGTGTGTCTGTCGACGGCGCGGGAGGATGCCGCGATGGCCATGGCAAGGAACGCATCATCGAGCGTCTCGGTGCTACGGGTCGCGTAGTCCCGTAGCTCCGTGAGCGTGATGTAATCCGGCTTCCACGCCATCGCGGCCGTTCCCTCCCCCACTCCGTCAGGCGGCGTTAGCCTGCGCGAGCGCGTACGCCTTGCGGTTCTGGATGTTGCCGTCCGCCCGCTCCCACGCCACGTACTCCACCTGACCGAAGTTCGCTCGCGTGTACGGGTTGACGATCATCGTGAAGTTCGCGACCCGACGGATGGTGTACGCCTCACGGAGCTCACCGAGGACACCCCACCGAGCGTTCAGCGTGCCCGAGTTCGGGAACCCCTGGTCGATGGTGACCGGATAGCCGAGCAGCTCCCGGGTCGGACGACTACCGATGCCGGCGGACTGCTGCGGGTCGACCAATGGCCGACCGGTAGTGTCAACGATCGCGCGGATTTTCTGCCAGGTGTTCTTGTTGAACGCCCACCGGGCACTGTTCTCGTACGACGGGTCAAGCGCAGTCTCGATGTCCAGGAGCTTCTGGTACGTGATGGCGTTGCCGGCGGCCAGGATCACATCCGCTGTCAGCCCGGCATGGGCGATTCCGAACGGCATTCCGGTGCCGGTACCAGTCACCCAGTCCGCGGCCTGCTTGCGGGCGATGCGGGTCGCCAGCGCGCGGGCCAGCAATGCCTCGATATCGAACTCGCTGTCCTGGAGCAGCTCGACGCTGACCCGCAGACCGGCGTTGGCGTCCGCGCCCGTGCTGGTGTACTTGTACGCCTTGAGTACGACCGTGCCGAACACCAGATCAGTCCCCGTGGTGAACGCCGCTTCCTCAGCCGTGATCGCGCCCACCGATGCGGTGTCGTCCACCGACGGGTACTCCACATCCCCGCCGCGTTCGGTGTCGAACGAGTCGACCTCCCCGGCCAGACCACCGAACGACTTGAGCACCTCGACCAGCTTCTGCCGGAACTGCGGCGAGACCAGGTACCCACCCTCGGAATCGGTACCAACCTGCTGCGCGTTCATCAGGTCGCCGTTGGGTCGACCGGTGCGCAGGTAGGCGTTGAACGCTTGGTTGTAGGTGTCGTCCCGCTGAACGTGGCCGACGTGCGCGACCGCGGCCAGGTCACCGGGAACCGGGGTCTCGTACGCTGCCTGCCGACGCCGGATGTTCTCCGAGCGGCGAGCGGCGGCCAGCGCGGATTCCAGCCGCTCGTACCGAGTGGCCTCCGCGTCGGTCAGCGCCCTGGTGTCGGTGTGCTCGGCCAGCGCCGACATCTCTTCCATGATCTCATCGATCGTCACCGGGACCGGAGTCTCGGCCGGCTCCGGTGCCGGCGGCACAGCCGCGGGAGGCGTAGCCGGGGCCGCTGGCGTCTTGGGCGGAGCGCCCGGAGCATTACGCTGCCTGCCAGACATCGGTGTCACTTTCCTTTCGTGGTGGTGTTGGTGCGCGTAACCGGCTGGCTGCGCTTGGCGGACGGGAGTCGACGCCGCAACTCACACTGGTGGTAGCGCCACGCTTCGGACGGAGTGAGCGGACGGCCGTCCTCCGGGATGCCGGTCATCTCGGCCAGCAGCTCATCGTCGGTGGCGCCATGCACCCAGCCGGCGTACTCGTCCTGGAATCCCTGCCAGTCTTCCTTGGTGGCAGTGTGCTCGTCAGGCGGTGTCGGAGCAGGCATTTCAAGCAACCTCTTTCAGGTAGGCGCGAGCGCGCAACGTGGCCAATTGGGTCCGCGGGGCGACGCCGGCCACGTCGTCAACGTCGCTATCATCTGTGTCGATATCGTCGGCGATAGCCTCATCGGCCAGCCCTACCTCAGCGGCACTGACCGCGGAGTACCAGGTCTCGGCGCGCATCGCGGCCCGCCAGTCAGCTACGGCGCCGCCGGCCCGACCGGCGTAGATCGCGGCGATGTTGTCCGAGACGCGAGCGAGCTGCGTTGCCGACTCCAGGTGGTCAACCTCATTGCCGAGCGTGAGCATCAGCGCATCGTGGATCATCAGTTGGGAGTGCCGGTTCATCGTCCGGTGCTCGGCGGCTTGCAGGATGAACGACGCGGCGCTTGCGGCCAGACCGTCCACAATGGCCTCCACCCGGGCAGGGTGGTCCCGTAGTCCATTGAAGATGGTCAACCCGTCGTAGAACAGTCCACCGGGGCTGTTGATGTGCAGCTCGATGGTCGGCGCGGTGATGTCACGAAGGTCACGGACGAACTCGGCCGCGGAGACACCCCAGTCGCCAATGACGTCGTACAGCTCGACCACCACCCGGTCTGCGGCGGCGTTGCGAATGCCGTACCAGGCGCCGGGTCGGCCAGTCGGCCGGTGGTGGTTTAGCAGCGTGGCGGGCAGCAGCTCGCGGACCCTCATACCGGCGCCTCCTGCATGTCGTCCTGCTCCGTCCCGCCCGACGCCGGGGCCGGGGCCGCGAGGTCATCGCCACCGGGGACCGGCCCGTAGCCAAGCCGAGCACGAGCCTCGTTCACGGTCAGGATCGGCCGGCCGGTCTGTTTGAGCAGTAGATCGATCTCGACTTCCGGCGTCGGCCGGTTCCATTCGGTGTAGTCGAAGCGCACCGACCGGGGGCGAGCCAGTCGGCGCGAAAGCCGCTGTTCCAGCCGAGACGTCCAGTGCGACAGCGTGTACCGGCTAAGACCCCGGTTCTGCTCCTGAACGCCGGTGCCCCAGCTCGTCTGCTTCTCCGTCTGCATCAGCAAATGCGGCGGCACCCCGGTAAACCGGGAGATCTCCTCGATCTGGAACTGTCGCGACGGGAGGAACTGCGCCTCCTCGTTCGTCTGCTGCCACTTCTGTAGCTTGATCCGCCGGTTGATGACCGCGATGGCGGAGGCGTTCTCCCACCCAGCAGTCTTTAAGTCAAGATCAGCCTTGATCGCCTTCGCGTCCTCCGGTCCCCACTGCTCGCCTTCCTCCGGAGTGCACAGGCCGGACATCAGCGCGCCGTCGGAGAACATCTTTCCGGCCGCCCGGTCGCCGGCCACCGCGATCCCCAGCGCGTTACGGGCCACCTGAATCAGCCCGATCCCGGCCTGACCGTCCATCGACAGCGCAGGGCAGTGCGTCAGGTCAACGCCATCGGTGTACACCCGACGCGACCCGTCCAGCAGCGTCACGGTGAACTGCCGGAGCGGCGGCACCCGAAGCTGCGAAGCGTCCCGCGGCAGCGGGAGCGGCTGTACGCCGGATGGGTGGACTGGCACCATGCCGGCCAAACCCCCGCCAGCGTTGAAAATGTGGACCAGGAAGGCCCGGCCGTGCAACATCTGATGAGCGAAGACGGTCTGCTTCCATTCGAACGGGGTCATGTCGACCACCGCGCCGGGGTCATCGAACACTGAGGGGATCTGGGTCACCACGCCATCGACCACCCGAACCGTGTTCAGCGGGAGCTGTGCCGCGGTTCCGCTGACCAGGTTGACCGCGCGCCAAACAGCGGACAAACCGAGCGCGGTCGACTCCCCGACCGCAACCCCCGACCAGTTGCCGGATCCAATCCGGAAGTACTCGGCCAACGCCGGGTCGGAGATCGAGATCAAGTCCGCGGGCGCCTCACGCCTATGCCACGGCCACCACCTCACGCCGCGAGCATACCCTACCTATCCTATCCGACCCGTAAGGTAGGTAGGATATCTCAGCGCCGCACGGTCACCACCGCCAGCGGCGGAAGCTCACGCCGCGAGCGGCAGTCAGTGACCGCCCACACGGCAGCCTTCACCGCGTCAGCCGGCGTGGACGACGTCATCCGCGGCCCATCCGCACCGGGCATCGTCCGCGCTGACAACACCTGGCCGGTCAGGTGCGCGCCCCCGTCATGGCGCATCACGTCCTCGGCCAGCAGCCGGCGCAGCTCCTGTACCGCGGCCCCCGTCCGCAGCCCATGGCCCTTACGCACCCGCACCCCCGCCAGTGACGGATCCCCCAACAGGCTTGCGCCGACCGTCGCCACGCCCACGAACCCGGCCACCTTCAGCGCCTCCGCGGCCTCC